GTATTTGGTACTGCGGCTTCTGGAAGTTCTACGGAATCTAAGCTACAGGGATATGTTGGTAAAACAGGTGAATGGGAAAACGTGCTGATAGATCCTTCTACCCATACGATGCAGACTATTACTCATCCGCATCACGAGATGCATGCCGGAAGTTTTTATTATGTAAAGGGATGGGTGGATGTGGACGGTGCAGGTACTAATACGGATTTTCTTTGGTGTGTTCCGGATACACTAGAGGCACCTCATGCCCAATGGAATATCGCCGGTGAGGCCGAGTTTACGTTAAGTTTATACGAGGGGGTAACGGTATCAGACCAAGGGGCTGTACTAGTAGTATTTAATGTAGAAAGAAATAGTGGTAACGTGGCTTCTGTGTTGGCGTTTTTAGGTCCGACTTTGGCAGGCGGGGTGTTAGGGGATGGTGGACAGGGTGGTACGTTGGTATGGGCAGGTAAAATTGGTAGTGGAAAGAATGCTACAGGGAGTAGATCTACTTCGTACGAGTTTGTTGGAAAACGAGATAATGATTACTGGTTTCAGTTAACCAAGATACCAGCCAATGTCCATTGGTTAGATTACGATTTTAATTGGTACGAGCACTCGCCGAGGTCTTAGAGGCAAATAAATTTTAAGAATTAATTAACATGGCAGTATTAACAAGTCCGGATAACGTTCGAGCTGAGGGGCCGGTCAAGCTAGCTCGGTATACGATGGTGGTGGCTAGCGGTGATTCGACTACTGATATCGATATTGACGACATTGAGGGTCAGTCGGAATTATCTATGCTAACGGTTCCAGATTTAGATAACTCGGACACGGCAGAGCTGGTGGTGCTCGATCCGTGGGGAGGTAGGATGTTCGAAAGTGGCGAACTAGCGGAGTCTACTACGCAGCCTATGAATATGGATCCGCCGGTTCCGTTTACTGGAAGGCAAGGTCTGAGAATAGAGTGTTCAGGTGCTCAGGCTGCAGCTAGAACGTTTAATGTAACAATTTATTACAGATAGTATGGTTGAATATAGATGCAAAACGTGTAACCATTTATTAGCAAAAGAAGAAATCCGAGATGGCAAGTTGGAGATTAAATGCCATAAATGTAAAACATATAATACCGTTGCTGTAATAGTTGGCAAGAAACCTAAGTTTGACACGTTTCGGCCAACTGTGTATAATAATTCAACAATTAAGAAGTCCCGTTAGAGGATAACAGTTTGAGGCGTATATAAGCGCCCGGTTGATTTACGAGAAATCGTAAGTCGGTCGGGCGTTTTTTGATGTCTATAAGATAAATTCTAATAATTTACAATATGACAAAAGAAGTTTCTAAGATCGAGGATAGTGAGAGCTACCACAAGATACTCAACCCGAAGTATTCCGGTAAAAGCAAGGAATTAAGGGTGGTGGATGTCTCCAAGGAGAAAGGCATAAAGGCTTTGTACTCTGTAGACCAGAAGATGGTCAAGAAGTATTTGTTTGATGTTACGGAGTGGACGTTAAACGAAGCAGAAGAGTGGGTGCAAGAGCATCAGAAAGATTCTTCTCGTTTGTCTGTTATGGCTAAGATTAAAAGAGATGGCAAGAAACTTCAGGCCATTGCGTCAACCGATATCGAGGATCGAGACGGCGAAGTGTTATCTGTAGAAGGATGGGAATTAGAAAATTACAAAAAGAACTCGGTTTTATTGTGGATGCATAACCAGAATCCAGCTCATAACGGGTTACCCGTCGGGCGTGCCAACAAGATCGGATACAAGACTATTTCCGGTAAGAAATGCCTGGTGTTCGAGCCAGAGTTAGATGACTCGACCGAGTTTAATCGGGCTTTAAAGAAAATGATCCTGAACGGGTTGGTTAACACGTGTTCGGTTGGGTTTTTACCAACGGAAAAAGAAGACAATATTTATACGAAACAGGAGCTGTTAGAAATTAGTTTCGTTCCGGTACCGGCAAACCATCAGGCGGAATTTATCAGGCAATCCAAAGGGTTAGGGTTTAACAAGAAGAAAGCGATAGAGTTTGTTGACTTAAAATCGGTAGTACCGTATCGAGCGACTCCTCCTGCGCCAGAATCTCAGGCGTGGAACGCTCCAGAGGCGACTGTAAAGGTTAGGAGATGGGCAGGTGGACCGGATAAAGACGAAATAGAGTTTAGTAGATATAAGCAGGCGTTTACTTGGTACGATTCCGCAGACGAGGTTAATTTCGGGGCGTATAAGTTGCCGCATCACAATATCGTGGGAGGCAAGTTGGTGACTGTGTGGAGGGGCGTAGCGGCTGCTATGGCTGCTCTATTAGGTGCCAGGGGTGGTGTAGACGTTCCAACTGAGGATAGGAGAAAGATTTATAACCATCTGGCGAAGCATTACAAGCAGTATGACAAAGACGTGCCAGACTTTAAACTTGTAGAGTCGCAAGAATTGAAGGAATTGTTTGATATCTATACTGATGAGGTATTAAGGAAAGGATATCAGGAGTTTAAAAAGAACAACCGAGATATTAAGAAATTTGTAAAAGAAGTGCAACGTGAAAGACGTGAGGAACGGGATAACCGAATTAATGAAAGTAAACTTGTCGTGTCCTCCATTCTAAGTGGGGTGGACAAGGCTATTACCAAGTCTCTGGGAGGGGACAAATCACAAATGAAAGGAGGAAAATAAATATGGACATAAACAAAAAAGAGATAAAGGAAATGGTTGAAGAGGAGATTAAGAAACAGGAAGGGAGCGTGGAAGCAGAGAGCAAGTCGGAGGAAAAGGTTACAAGCAAAATAGAAGCTGACATAAACGTAGACGATATCGGAAAGCGATTAGCTGAAAGTGTTGTCAAAGCGGTTCAAGAGCAGCTAGGTGGAGACACAAAAGATGCGGAACATCTTGCGGAAAAAGTGTACACGCCAGAAGAGGGCTTGAAAACAGTTAAGTATCCTGCGATGGGCGAACTCAAGAACCTCAGCGATGGGGAACAGGTTGCTACCTACTACAAGGCTCTCTTTAGGAAAATCAAGAGCCCAGAGGATCACATGGTTCTCAAGGGTTTGTCGGAAGGTACAGCTGCAGATGGAGGGAACTTAGTTCCAACTCCGTTGCATAACGAGGTATTCAGACTAGTAAACGATCTAGCAGTTATGAGAGGAATTGCAGATACAATTACGATGACGTCTGACACTCTAAAGTTGCCTTCATTGACGAAGTATCCTAAAGCATACTGGATCGGTGAACGTGTCACTAAGACAACTACCTCGGCAGAGTTTGGTGTAACCACATTAAACAGTAACAAGCTAGTCGCTCGTATACTGATTTCTGAGGAGCTAAACGATGACGCTATAGTTGCTATGGTGCCTTTCATTTCAAAGGAGTTTGCTAAATCTATCGCGGAAGCGGAAGACGATGCGTTCTTCTCTGGTTCAGGAGCTGGACAACCACGGGGTATCAACATCGAGGCGATTACCGGTAGAAACGCTGCTGGTGTATTGAACTTCGACGAGATAATCCGCCTGATGGACCTAGTCGGTCAGGGAGTTAGAAAAGCTAAGTCTGCGGCGTTTGTTGCTCACAAGAATGTGATCAGCAGATTGCGTAGAGTTAAGGACGCTAACAACGCGTATATCTGGAGAATGGGTCTAGGTAGAAATGACGGGCAAGTCGAGAGGCTTCCTGAAATGATCTACAACTACCCTATCTACGAGCAGAACGATATCGCGGATACGGAATTGTACTTTGGAGATTGGAGTTTCTATAAGATCGGTGATCGGAAACAGTTAACAGTTAGAACGACTGATCAGAACGAAACTGCATGGACACAAGATGCTATTGATGTAAAAGCCGTTGAGCGAATAGACGGCCGGGCAGCAATTCTCGGTGCGTTTGCTAAACTTACTGGCTTATAAGGAGTCTTTTGAGAGCTGAGTGGGATGTGAGGACCTCCCAACTCAGCACTGAGCAGATTGCTCAATTAAATTAATGCTGTTGTCGTATGGAGAAGATAATAATGTTACGTGATTATAGGGAATTTAAAAAAGGTGAGGTAAGGGATGTGCATGGAAACGAAGCTCATGGGTTAAGAGAAAAAGGATACGCTAAGCCGTATATGGTGTTTGAAGGAGAAGAAATGGGTGCTCCTCCGTCGTTAGCAAAACGGGGTGTAGATCCAAATCGTCGTGTGAGAAAGATTAAGCGGGTGTTGTTGAAGCCGAAGAGGAAGTTGAAAAAGAAACAGGTAAAGAAAAAGAAAACCAAGGTGATGACGGCAGGTAAGAAGAGAACGTATAAAACGAAATAAGTTGTAAGCGTGATGTAGATGGCACTTCTGGATTATGCGCTTACAACTGTAAACAGGTGCAAGGCGTATTTGGGGTTGAGTTCTTTAACAGCAGCAGAGGAGGCTGTATTGGAAAACGTGATCAACATGGTCACGAATTTCGTAGAGTCTTATTGTGGAAGACGGTTTATGCAAACGGCGTATTCTGGAGAGGAATACGACGGTGCTCAGGACGAGAGGTTGATATTGAATAATTACCCGGTAGCTTCTGGCGAGACGTTTACGTTTCAGTGGAGAGATTCTGCTAGTAACGAGGCGGAATGGGAGACGGAGGAGTCGGAGGACTATTTTGTGAAGTACGACGAAGGGATTATTAACCTGACTGGTAGGACCAGGTTGATGGTGGCGACGTTAAAGTATCGTGTGGATTACACCGCAGGATACGATTATGACAACGTGGCAACTTTTCTGGGAGATACAGAGGCAGGAGACTTAGAGATGGCCGTTTGGATGTTGATAGCTAGCCAATGGTTTAAGAGGAAAGGTTCACCAGATGTTAAGTCCGAGCGGATTGGAGACTATGCGATTACCTATGGAGGTAGCATGGAGGGTTTGTTAAAGGACGGATCTGGGCAGGGAATTAGTATGGTACAGGCAACGTTAGATAAATACAGAAGGTGGGAAGTTGAGAGTGTGTTGACTCCATTAAATTCATAAAAGGGGAAAAATGGGGTTTAAAGATTTTCTAGAGAAACAAGTAATCATAGCGCGACTTAAGACAGTTTCCGGCAACCGGAAAAGTTTTATATCTACAGCCACGGCGACTGTAGCGTTTCAAGAGTTAGATAAAAGAGCTACCACCGAGATCGATATGGTGCAGGATAGGGCTTGGATTATGTATGCGGCCATCGAGGACGACTACAAGATTCAGGAAGGGGACCGGATAACTTTATCTGGGGTGAATTATATTGTGTTGGAGAAGACTAAGAAGGATTACATGGGAAGTCCGAATATGCATCTGGAGGTTATCTTAGTTGACCACGAGAGCGATGAGTAAGGGAGAGATAGGGTTACAAATAGAAGGGCAGAAGAAACTGGCGCTACTGGCCAGAAATATGGCAAGTCAAAATATTGATGGTGATTTAAGTAAGGCAATAAAAGAAGGAGCTTTTATAGGGGAGAGGGCGATTAAGATCGGTATAACAAAGATGGACGCGGTGGATACGGGATTTATGAGGTCGTCTGTACGTATAACACAGCTTAAGACGGGACGTGGAGCGTTTGCGAAGATTGGACCTCTGGCTGATTATGCTATTTACGTACACGAAGGGACAAGAAATATGAGGGCGAGAAGATTTATACCATATGGAGTGGAGTTGGAAAAAGAGAAATTTGATAGTTTGATGAAGAGAACAGGGCTTAAAATATCTACATCTATAGTAAAGGGAGTATGAGCTGGACAGTATTACAAGACGAAATATATGACCTGATTAATGATAATAGTGATGCATTAAACATTCAACAGGTGTCTAAATGGCCTAAGCTGACCTTTACGGGGTATCCGGCGGTTACGGTTACACCCGCAAACAATGCAAGTAAATTTGAGGACACGAAAGACAACGAGCGGATTTATTCTTTTGATGTACGAGTGTTTTATGAAACAAAGAGTAGCAAGATTTCAGGAGCTTTGACTGGTCTTCTACAAGTAGTTGATGATGTGATAGACAAGTTTGACCAAGAAAACGATGCCGCGACTAGGACTATTGGGGTTAACATGCCAGCTAAGTATACGTTTATTAACTTGTTGGCGGTTTTAGGTGATTGGTTTAACGTAGAAGACGGCAACGTGATATTTCACGAGTTCAAGGTAATGGTTAAAGTGTCTGTGGACATAACATAAATTTTTAAAAATAAATAATATGGCTAAATTTAGTGGAAGACAAGTAGATATAGGGGTAGCCCGTGAATCAACACGAGGTGATCCTGTAGCTCCTACGTTTTGGATACCTCGGGTAGATCTGTCCTTTGACGACAAGGTTACAAAGGCTAGAATACAATCTGGAGTTGGTACAAGGGCTGATAGTGAGCAGACCCACGTTACTACCAAATGGGCGGACGGAGACATTGGTGCGGAAGTAAGAGATGTGTCGATTGGTATATTACTTAAGTCTATGCTTGGAACGTTAGGCTCAACAGGGCCAGTAAGTGGCGCGTATGCGCATACGTTTACTATACTGGATAGCGCACAGTCGCCGAGCATGACGTTTACGATAGTGGACCCGAATGAAACAGACCAATACAGAAAAGTGGTGCTCACTACGTTGGAGCTTACCTCGGAGCTAGACGATGTACTTAGATTTACTGCTAGTTTTATTGGTATGACATCCAAGGATTCTTCTGCTACAACCGATTATACGGCTGAGAACAAATTTGCAAAACAGCATGGAGTATTTAGGGTGTCTGGTTCGTTGGCAGGATTGGCAACAGCTAGCAATCTAGGTCTTAAAAGTGTTTCCTTGACTATTAATCAGAATGCCGAGATAGACGACATTCTAGGAAGCGCGGAACCGGAGGATTTTCTTTCTAAAGGGGTTTCTGTGGAAGGTAGTGTTACCTTAAACAAGGAAAACGATACGTGGAGAGAGTACATGAGAAATAATACTACGAGAGCAATGAGATTACAGTGGGTAAACACGGACGCAACTATTCCGGGTGGTACGACTAATCCGAGTCTAACGTTTAATATGCCGAAGGTAGATTTCTTCGACTGGGAAGAGAACCCTGCGTTAGACGAGATTACCTCGCAGACTATATCGTTTAAGGCCAGTAGAGACTTGGATCCAGACACGGAAGCTAACAGACGAATGATCACGGCGGTATTAATAAACAGCAACGATGGCACGAGTTATTAAATTTAAATTATAAAGGTCCTCAAATGGCAACATTTATATTGCGGAGAAAGTTAGATCTAGGAGAGCTAGGTGAAGATTGGAAGGAGTGTTTTGTTACACTTCGCGACATGACAGTAGAAGAGGTGCAGCGGTTTGTACCATCTATTGCTAAGACGGAAGATGGTAGCAAGGAGCAGATGGACATGATCGGGGAGATAATTTCAAACTGTTTCGTGGAAGGAAAGGGATTCGACGGTAGCAAGGTAATAGAGATCAAAAAAGAAGACCTAGGAAATCTACCGCTTAAGGTATATTTAAAGTGTTTTGATTTTTTAGTAGAGGGGTCTTCAGCGAAGTAATCGAGAAGTACAAGGTACCGTTATCCGATGTAATCAACGGATACGATTCGGGAGACCCAGAGTTACAAGGCGAGGCGTCTGACTTTTTGTCACAATACGAATATAGGAGAAAGTTTGGGCTTAGTTGGGAGGAGTATTGTAATGAGCCGTATCAGATGTATTTAATTAATATTATGATCATGGCGCTAAAGAGGCAAAGGAAAAATAGAGAAATAAAACGAGTAAACAAAAAAAATGTCAGTAGCTAAAGTAGAGTTAATAATTTCCGCAAAAGACAAAGCCAGTGGAGTGCTTAAGGGCATTGGGGGGGCTGTGAAGAAAATGGGTAAGCTAATGGTTGTCAGTTTGGCTGCGGTGGGGCTTTCTCTAGCTGGAGTGGCTGCAGGTCTAACAAAATTTGTGGCAGATTCGGTAAAGGGGTTTAATGAATATCAGCAGGCTATGACAACGCTCGGGATTATGGCAGAGAGGTTCGGTGTTTCTGCTTCAAAGGCGAAAACTCAGGCCGAAAAGCTTGGTAAAGAGTTAAGGCTCGGGGTCGGACCGGCTGCTAGTTCTTTACAGAATTTATTGCAGTCTGGGCTGAATCTGGATCAGGCTACAGATCTTATGGGTAGATTTACTAACGAGGCTATAACTGGAAAAGTATCCAGCATGAAGTTAGGGGATGCTGTACAGAACTTGGCTTTTGCGTACAAGACCGAAATGAGTGCTTTGATGGACCGTTCTGGTATATCTGAGAACTTTTCCACCTTATTGGAAAAAGAGGCTAAGTTACGTGGAGTAGAAATTGAACAACTAGATGAAGCTGCTAGAAACCAGCTTAAATATCAGGCTTTTATTAGGCTTACGAACTTGACGATGGGAGCCTCGGATAAATTTCTTGGTACGTATGTAGATAACTTGGCTATACTTAATCAAGAATTACAGGATGGTAAGGTTCAGGTGGGGAAGTTTGTCACAGAAGGGTTGAACGTTTTGCTTATTAAGATGCGAAAAAGCGGAGTGATACAAAAGTTCTTGACCGGCATGAAAAGACTCGCTGCGGTGTTTCAACTGTTTGTAACTGGAAACTTCACCAAGGCTATTAAGGAAGCGTTGGGTGGAATTGAAGATTCTCCGATAGTAACCAGGATTATGAAAATTCGAAACGCAATTATCGGGTTGTTTAATCTTATTGTAAAGGGGAAGTTTACCCAGGAGCTTCAGGACGCATTCGGCGGGTTCGAGAAGTCCACCTTGGTTGTTAAGATATTGGAGTTAAGAGGTATAGTTCTGGAAACATTCGGAAGTATTAAGGAGTCTCTGGGAGAATTCGGTGACGATATTGGTCCGAAAGTGTCTGAAGCTTTTTTGAGAATTGCGAATAGTATTAAGATTTTTATCATTAATTTACCAGAAAATATTGAAAACGCTAAGATAAAGTTTGAGGAATTTAAGGTTAAGTTACAGGAAATTTGGAATAGTCCGTTTGTACAGGGTGCAGTAACGTTTATTCAATTATTGAAAGATACGTTCGTGAGTTTTACGCAAGGTGCGTTAGTGGGTTTTATGAGCGGATGGAACGAGTTGGTGGCAGTTTACAATGACAAGCTAAAGCCGGCAATAGACAGCTTAGTTGCACTTATAAAGGATATTCTTACGGAAGCCTTTGGAGATGCGACTGGAGAAAGTAATACGTTTATCGAAAGGGCAAAGGTCGTCGGGACGATAATGGGCAGAATGTTGGTAGATAACATTACAAAAGCCATAGATATTATATCTGCAATAATAAGAATTATTACAAAGCTAATAGAGAAAGGGCGGAGGCTTTCGAATTCAGTTAGAAGTTTTGCCAAAACATGGTCCGACAATTGGAATAAAGCCAGTAACAGGGTGAGAATTGCCAAGAATCAGATAATCTCCTATGTTAATCAGATTATAAGCATGATTAACAAAATACCTGGTGTTAATGTACCTGAACTCGGAGGCGGCGCGCTTAGTAGTAAACAATTTGGTGGATTAGCTGGCGGTTTAACCACTGTTGGAGAGGCTGGACCTGAGATTGTACAGTTGCCACCAGGTAGTAACGTGTTTAGTAACCAGCAAAGTCAAATGATGGGCGGACAAGGTGGAGGAGGTGGTTTAACTATCAACATTAACGGAAATATGACAGTAGACAGCGAGTCAAGAATAGACGAGTTGGTACGCAAGATTGAGATAGCACTTGGAAGTAGAACTAACTTGGAATTTAGGGGTGTGTAATGTCGAACATGGTTTTATACGGGTCTTACAATATGAACGCACAGAAATGTGCTGTAAGCAAAATTAATCCGAGGTCGTTGCCTGGTAACCGTATACAGCGTCAGAGCGTGGCTAGACAGCACGGTACTACTCAAGTGGACCATCACTACGCGGAGAAGTCTATTCAGATGACAGGACGCATTAAGAGACCGTCGGGACACACTCCTACGTTTAGAGAGATACAAGACGAGTTTGACAACGCGATGAGTAAGAACCAGCGATTTTTAAGAATAGTAAGGGAATACACGAATATAGACGACGCGGATGTTCATACAAACTGGGCTGGAACAGATGATGCAACTGGATTGGCAACCGATGCTTATAATTATCAGGTAAACTCTTCTTCGTTTAGCTTTGATGTAGATGTTTCGGGTAGTGCAAACAACTATGCGACCGTAAGCAACAGCTCTGTAACGTCTTTAGATTTATCTGATGAGGAGGACTCAGGAAACGTAGAGTTTTGGATTTTTATACCGGATTCTACTTTTATAGAATACTTACAGCTTAGGTGGGGGAGTGGTGCAAGTGATTATTGGTACGAAGATGAGATACGAACGAATTATGAGGGAAAGAATTTGGAAACTGGCTGGAATTATATTTCGGTGTATTGGCCAACTGCGGAGACTACAGGAAGTCCTGATTCCAGTGCGATAGACTATTTGCTACTTAGGGTGAATTACAGTGCGTCCCAGACAGATGATAGTGGGTTTTTGTTGAACGGGTTCAGATGGATAGACGAGGACGATCTGGAAAACTACACCGCTACTGTCGAGGTGTTGGACATGCAAGAGGGACATTTTAATGTGGATTGGCAGCCGTTTACAGTTAGTTTTCTATGTAACGACCCGTTTGCATATGGTAGTCACGATTTGCAAGTATTGGAGAGGGACACAATAACAAGCGCTGTAGCCGAAGATGTAATGAATTTAAGTGGCAGTTATGGTCCGGCACCAGAAATTAGGTATACCATAAATACCCCCACTGGGCTTGAGCAGATAACATACAGGAACGTTTCTACAAATGAGGAAATGACCGTTACAACTGTGTTTACTGCGGCTGATACTCTTAGAATAGACACAATGCTACAGTCCTGTACACTTAATGGGGTCGACGTTGATTATTCTGGTGTGTTTCCAAGGCATGTTGTTGGACAAAACAGTGTAAGAACTAGTTTGGTTGTTGCAGGAACTGATACGCAAGAAATGCAGACACAAACGGCGACATTTGGGAACGACTCGGGACGGTGGTATGCACAATCCTTTACTGCTGGTGCCACTGGGCGCTTAACTAGTTTTCAGGTCTATCTAAAGAGGATATCGGCATCTGCTTCCATAACGTTTGACTTGTATGACGATAACGCCAACAAACCTGGTAACTTCCTGGTTTCCGGAGGAACAGTTAATGTCACATCAACAACATTGACATGGTATACCCTGTCGTTTTCTCAGAATGTAGTAAACGTAACAAAATATTGGATTGTAGCAGAGCTTTGGCCGGATGCAGCAAATTATACGAATTGGGGAGTAAGTAACGATGGAACTGATCGATATGCTAATGGGGACGCTGCTGCCAGTTCTGACGATGGTGTGACGTGGGATATTGCTGGGGACGGTGGAGTCGTGAAAACGAATCGGGACCTTAACTTTATAGCTACCATTGTGCCTCTCGTAGATGTTAACTATGATTGGGATATATTTTACAAGAAAAGGTTCGTATGAAGAAAGTGTATTTAAACAAATATGAGGGTATAGACTGTAAGTCGGTCATTATGGGGCTGTTAAATCTACAGCCGGTAGACAAGATGAAACTTGGAGAAATAGGCTGGGCGTCTAAGTTGGTACGAGATATTAACAGTTCTGTTGCAACAGTGTTGACGGTAGAAGACCAGGCGTATGATGTGTTGATGCATTACTTGGTGTTACAGCAGTTTAGAACAAACGGGCCAATATTGAAGAAGGTTATAGAGAAATTAAAAAATATTAATAAGGATGAATGATGACATACCGAAGGGGAGACACAGACGGGTTTGCATACAGAAGAAAAGTCACCATCGATAGTGGCTTAGTAGACGGTGACTTAACCAATTTTCCTATTCTTATATCTGATACATATGGTTATTTAAAGAGTTACCCGGTTGGAAAAGTTAGGCAACCTGGTGCTAAGGATATTATATTTACAGATCTAGGTGGAAATTTGTTAAGTTTTGAAATAGAAAAATGGAATAGTACAACTGGCGAGCTTATTGCTTGGGTAAATGTGCCATTGTTGTCTGGAGGTACGGATACCAAGATTTGGATGTACTATGGCAATACGGATATAGTCACGTCGATGGAATCTACCGCGACGTGGGATGACGATTTTAAACGTGTATATCATATGGATGACCTCACACCAACATCTGTTGATGACAGTACGTCTAACAGTAGTGATGGGGTAAAGGTTGGGGCAAATAACCCGATCAAGACATCAAGTGGAAAGATTGGAGATGCACAGTCTTTTAATGGGTCTACGTCGTTGATAAATTTGACTTACGAAAACCTCGGTACTTCGGTTTCTTATGAGATGTGGGTAAAGCTTGGTGGCAGTGGCAGCAATAATGTTATAACGTTTATGAGGAATATGTTTAGGATAACGCCGACTGCTGTTGTCTGGTCTCCCGATCTTGCGACTTTTCCGTCTGCTAGTCAGGTGATAGATAGTAGTTGGCGTCATGTTGCTGTAACGCAGGTCGGTACGGACTATGTTATATATTTCGATGGGGCCTCTATAGGAAGTGGCACAACAAATGTAGTAAATACCACAAGTCAGTCGAATCAGATTGGCGCTTTTAGTTCTTCTGACCATTTTGAAGGCGTAATGGATGAGGTAAGAATATCGAGTACTGCTAGGGATGCCGATTGGGTTGGCACTGAGTTTACCAATCAGGACGATCCGACTACTTTTTATTCGGTTGGAGACGAGCAACCGAATAAAAAGTATCATTATAGAGGACGGAGCAGGATAATTTATAACAAATAATAAAATGGCAGGAACAAAAATATTTGATTTAGGAGCTTTGGGAGCACAGCCGGCAGAAACTGATGTTGTGGCATTGGTGGATGTCAGTGACAATTCGCAGTCTGCAGACGGTTCTACCAAGAAGGTGGTATTTTCGAATTTACAAAAACCTTACGCTAAGCCTGAAATGACTACCGGGGTTTATTATATCTCTGATACCCACGTTTTCGGTACTGTTACGGGGTTGACATCGCTAACACTAAACACGATGTATTCCAATCCAATCTTGATACCCTCAACCATTACAGTTGATAGGATCGGTATATATAATAATAGTGCTCTGGCTGGAAAGGACGCTAGGCTTGGCATTTACAACGATAGCTCTGGAAGGCCTGGAAGTCTTCTTTTGGACGCCGGGGTGGTAGATTTCGATGCGACCGGGGAAAAGGAGATCGTTATTTCGCAGGAACTAACCCCGGGCTGGTATTGGCCTGTCATCTTGCCGGAAGCAACAGGAAACATCAGGGGAACCAGCACGACGTCTAATTACGGCATTTTGGGTAAGGACACGATAACGTCGACGACATTGTATACGCATGCTTCCAACGCTCAGGCTTTTGGGGCTTTACCTGACCCGTTTGGTGTTGCGACTATGTTGAAGACAAACAACCCGTTACTTCATTTGAGAATAGGATAGTATGGCCTACAACCCGGTTTTAGTACAAAACGATAACGAGCTACTAGTTCAGAATGGCAACGATTTGTTGGTGCAGGATAGTGACGCCGCTCCACCGTCGTCCAGGACGAACCTGGTAATAGAAGACGGATCTTTTTCTAAGATCAAGACGTATTCGGCCAAATTCTATGCACCAAATGGAAACTATATTAGTACAGAAAAAAACGTATCGTTTAATTCTTTTACCAAGACAATAAACGGTGGGTTAGGTGAACTTAGGTTGACTCTTGCCAGAAAGTTCGACGACTTCGGGGAAGGTATAGACATAGATTTTATGAACGAGGTGAGGGTAGTTGTTGTGGATAAGGAAAGTGGTGCTAGTGGTCAGACGATTTATAGCGGGTTTATAGACTCGTACGAGCCGTTCTCGGAGGGAGAAAAAGAGGGTGTCGGAGTGTTGTGTTTAGGATATTCTACAAGACTGTCTGACGTGATGTATAAGAGTGGTACCACGGTGGCGTTTACACATAACGCCACGGATCCGTCTGTAATGATAAAGGATATTTTGGATAAACATATCGCCGAAGATGCCAAGACGAAGCTTACTTACACATATGGAGATACGCTAAATGTAACTGGGGAAAGTGCTAACTATACTTTTACCCTCAAGAGTGGGTTGGAGTCTTTGAACGTGGCCAGGAAGCTGTCGCCTGCAGATTGGTATTATTATGTAGACGAGAACAATATTTTTAACTTTAGGAACAAGCCATCTCAAGCTACTCACACGTTTACTTATGGGAAGGACATTTCCAGGATCGTAGTTAACAAGAATGTACGAGACGTTGTAAACCGCATGGTGTTATGGAACGGCCAGACTGGTGGTGCTAACTTGTTAAGATCTTATAGCGACGCAACATCTATCAGTGACTACGGATTAAGAATGGAACAGAGAACAGACAGCAGGTGGGGAAACGCTGGCACTATGGATTTACAGGGGAATAGGTTTATTGCGATGAGAAAGGACCCGAATATAAGGGTGATACTGGAAATAATCGATAGTAATACCAACGAGAAGGGATACGACATAGAGTCGATTAACCCTGGTGATACGTGCAAGGTGTTGAATTTGCCCGCTACGAGTTCCACTTTGGACTCCAACATGGTTATAAGTCGTGTACAGTATTATCTAGATCGTGTAGTATTGGATTTGGAGGAATTGAGGCAGACATTGAGTAAGAAGTTTACCGATGTAGCTAGTGAGATGAAGCAATTCGTATATAACAGTAACGATGCTAACACATATACAGACGTATGAGACTAAACCGAGAGAGCAGAAAATTAATTGTAGAGGCGTTAGTATATTTTATTAGGGCGGCGTATACGGAGGAGGAGATTAGGGCCGCGTGTGATTTTGACAAGAAGTTAGCGAAACCGATGTTAGACAAGAGAAAGAGTAAGTTGAAGGATTTGAAAATTCTGGTGGGATATTTCAGACGGTAATGAATTAGAAAGAATTAAAATGTTTAAATGTAATTACTAAATAACATGGCAGCTATAAGCTATAAAGAGTTGTACAACTTGGTAGATAAAA